TTACCCGTAAACGGGTCCACATACTCTATTAAACTTAGTTGGTCGTTTGCTATGTCCCCTGTAGCTGCTTTCTAATATATTCTTCAATTTTTTTCGCATTCTTGCCGACTGTTTCAACATAGTACCCTCTACACCAAAAGTGTTGTTCCCATATTTATATTTCAGATTGGCATATTTATCGAATATCATTAAAGAACTCTTGCCTTTTAAATATCCCATTATATCTGACACACTATATTTGGGTAGTATTCTAACAGGCATATGTATGTGATCTTTACAGCACTCTGCTTCGATAATTTCAATACCTTTTCTTTCGCATAGTTCCCTCAGCATCTTGCCAATATCCTGCTTTATTTTCCCATATATTACTTGTCGACGATATTTTGCCGCAAACACCAAATGATATTTGCATTCCCATGTTGTATGTGCTAAATTATTCTTGTCCATTGTATGACCCTCCTTTGTTTTTATAATGTGGTTGGCAAACCTACACTATTCTGAGGGCCTGACTGTTTATTATTTACCCTCTGTCAATTTCTCACCTGCAGCATCAACGGTACCTTTAAATAATGCAATGGCCTTTTGTAAAAATCCCGGAATAGGAGCTCCCATCTTGCCGGAATTTTCAATTATACTGCCCAGCTCAGTAAGTATGTACCAGACTATTACTATCGGACTTAAAAGCACTGTATAAGTAAAAGGTAATGCCACGCTGGGAATATTATTCATTACATTCCCAATTACTGCATCAAGTATTAAAGTTACTAATACAGCTATAATGCTACCGGTCTTGTGCCATATCCCCTCACGTGCAATTTTACTTTCCCACAATCCCTTCTTCCAGGCTGACAAGGATCCTGTTATATAGTCCACAGTCATACAGGCAATAAAAGCTACTACGAGCCAGCCGAACCACCCTAATAATGCTGATATTCCAGCGAATACTCCTACAATACTTACTTTAAATGAATTGATATTATCCATCTTATTTTCCTCCCATATATGTTTTTGCAATCTTTATTATTAAAGCCTGAAAAGCTAGGTCTATGTCCTTTCTTTTCAGCCAATATGAGTAACTTGAATCTATTTTCTTTACGACTATCTCAAGAGCCTGTTCAAATGTCATGGGGTCTTTGATAGCTGCTTTTATCAGTGGTATAAAATTTTGTTCGGCAGCTTGTTTGGTATTTCCGCCAAAAAAAGTCTTACCAGGACAAGATTTATTTTTTACCCAGCAGTGATATATCAATGTTTCAGTTGACGGAACTATATCAAACTTCTTACAAAGCAGCGCGTTAAGCAAAATAATGCTTTGGTTTTGCTCTTCTGTCATTACATTAATATCAAAATCACCTACATTTTCAATGGTTATAGAATTCTTGTTCTGATTACCATAGAAGCCACCACCATCTTTAGTAAGCGGGCGACCAACACATATACTTCCATCCGGAAATGTACTGAAGTGCTGAGCTATTTCACTCATATTGAGAGCCTTTACATGATAATTTTCCATGCCTCTCATAAGAGCGAAATGATTATTATTCACATCTTTATACGAGGGACTTACTGTATGATGCTGATGAATAGTAGTAAATTTCTTATTATCACTCAGCCTGTTGATATATTCCCTAAGTTCTTCCCTGTTCATTAAAATGAACTTTCCATCTTGTTTCATCTTTTCTCACCCTTTCAAGTTTATGAAATAAAAAAAGGATTACCCGTTGATGAGTAATCCCTCTATATTAGAACTATTAAGTTTGTAATTTTATTTCTTATATTCCTTTACCTCTAAGCTATGGCTCGTGATATTATCCTTATGCGGTCAAAAAAAAGCACTTGGAGTTATCCAAACGCCCTTTAATAAATTTATTGATTTACATTATTCCTTTAAAAAAAATAAAAATTTGATCATAATAAATCGCACCGGCAATACGAAGAACGATGCCAAATACTATGAAAATAATAACAGTACGACGTGTTAAATTTTCGGTACTAAATCCATTCCTCGGCAAGTATACTAATAAACCTATCAACGTAGGGAAAAGTATATATTCGACAAGAATTGCAAATAAGAATATTAATATAAATAATAGCATGTTAAGTATAAACATAGTATCCTCGTAATACCTTTTGCCAATATTATAAGCCATTACTAATAAATGTAAAAGTTATATTCATTCTACCATTACTACTCCGCTAATGGGAATACTTTATTTTGTAATAGTATCTTATCCAATTATTTCTGTCTTTTGTTCAGTTGTAATCCAAGCCTTTGACACTGCTATGTCTAACTGCTCTGCTGTTAGCTTACCGGCATGATATAAATAATTCAGTCTCTCAAACATTTTTACACCCCCAATCCTGTAGTTATTAAAGTGTCAATCTGTTGTTGCATGTTCAGATTGTCGATTATAAGCTGGTCAACTAACTCCTGAAGCTTTTGGGTTTCTGGCTTTGGTAAATCCTCATATACTGGTTTATTTTCTGTACCGCTTACATCAACACTTCTAAACATTTTGCCTTGTGGGACTTCAATATACATAAAGGGTAGCCCTACTGGCTCCCGTAAATCACTGCCTTGCATCTGGCTTATTATAAAGCCTGTTTCATCGTAAATTACTAATGTTTTCATATTATCAACCCTTTCGTTTATTCATATGCTTCCCATTTTAAGTCACCGTACACGTGTACTGGCAATACAAACCCCGAGGTATTAACAAATGCAGAAATTCCATCCAACCTATACAAATCTTCTAAAGTTTGAGTTAGTGTGTATAAGCCGATACATACTTTTATTTTGGAGTTTAGGGTAAATCCATCACTATAATATGTTGTAGTAATTGCCTTATTTTGTACGTACTGAACTATTATCAACCTCGGTACAAATGACAAACCTGTAAGTGATATATAATATCTTGGAAGAGGCGTACCATCTTCTCTTATAAATGATAATTGAGAGCTACTGGTTGTTACTTGCCCATTCGCCCACCTCTTATTTGTATTAGTCCCTGGCAACCCAAATATACTTTTACCACTTACTATATTCGCAGGAATGAAATTAGGGTCATAGGCAGATATATTTCCAGCAGTGTTATAATACCCAGGTTTTGGATGCAACATTATAAGCCCACCAGCAGTTATAGGATTAGTTTCAACAATTTCCGCTGATTGCATTGTATTAGCATAATTTGCTATTGTTCCTATAGCCCTATACCCATCTGCTCCATAAAATACTTTTCCTGCAATAACATCTCCCGTAAGTGCTGTAGAATCAAAAATTAATGATGAAATATCATTATCTTGCCAACCCGTTGGCTTATAAGGTGTAAATGGTAAATCACTACTTCCTTCTGTTATACTTACATTTGTGAACGCCGCTTCAGGATTAGAAGAGGAACTACTATTTACATTAGCATAAAATACAACGCTTACCATTCCATCTGATGGAGTTGTAAAAGTATAATTTATATTTCCGGGAGCACCATATCCATACTGCACAGAATAATCTCTACTAAATACACTTATTGTTCCAGCTGATGAAGTAGTACCATTTGTAGCAGCTTTTAATCTATAAGTAGAGTTAGGCTTTAATGAAAGAAGATAATCAACAAACGCATACGTAGCACCAGTATCACATCTAACCCAAAAAGTATTCTCATTCGAGCGTGAAAAGGCATTTATGCCTTGCTTTTTGTAAAGCCCACTTGAGCAAAATTTATTAACTCCTTCATCTATCATAGCATCTATTTCTTCTTTTGTCGGCTCATTACCTACTCCAAATATTTGAGTTAAATTAAAAAATATTACATTCTTAACTTGTATTGGCATCCAGCCACTTGGGGCTGAATCATCAAAAGCTATAGATGCCAACGAACCAATTGAAGGATATTGTGCTACATAACTTAAAGTCTTCCAGGTATTTGCAATGGTAGGTGATATTACAAATCCATTATCCGGTGCAAAATATAAAATGAATCTGCTACTTAGCGCACCTTTTAATTCACAACGCATATAAACTTTATCATCAACTAGTGGCTGTTTAATAGACTGATAGACTTGTCCATACGTGGTTGAAGATGTAAAGGTCAATACATTGTTTGATACAGATCCAGTAGCACTATTGAAATTCCATGCATTTGTATCAAATCTAAAATTCCCATTCTTAATTAAATTAGGTAACTTAGGTATATCACCTCCTTCACCCTGTAATTGAAAATTTGCGCCATCATACTTTAAGGAATATATTCTGCCATATAGTAGTTTGCCAGCTTTTATGGCGTTTCCTTTACCATCAATTATTGGTTTAGCACCTAATCCATTTACATTTAGTGTTGAGGCCCCAGTATTTGCTGCATGTATTTTTAATACTATACCTAAACCTTCACCAAATGTGGCCGGTGCAGGGTTTAAGGTCGCAACATATGTATTAGCACTTCCTGTAGTTATTGCGTAACCCGGTTGCCTCACATAATCCGACACATGCGACTGTACGGTGTCATATGCAGCCACGCCTCCGGCTGTATTAAATTCCTTTTCTGCTGCACTCTTAATACCTAATAAAGTTTTTATTTCTGCAACAGTTTTTACTGCCCACTGCCCTACCGCCGATGACAGCAGGAATTGATTTGCAGCTGTTGCAAGTGATCTGCTGATCTTACTCTCAGCTTTATCATTCACATTTTTTAGTTCAGTATCAATTATTGCATTGTCGGAATTAAAGTCTTCCCTTTTTGGATATTCATTGCCCTGCCACCGGTTTAATTCATAATTAGCTGTTTTGTTTTCGCTTGGCATTACACTACCTCCCTATATGTTTCAAATTCATCCCATGTCAGATTTAAAGTATCCCACTCAGCCCATGAATGGTTGTATTTCTCAAAGTCGTTCCATGTTATATAGCTGTATTCAAATATAAAACTCAAATGTGCCGGTTTGATCTCATCTATTGCGGCCTTAAGGTCGCCTATGTTCGGCGGTATTCCCAATGTCCCCACAAACTTGACAACAAACCGGCTTCCAGTGTTGTGCTCAATGATATCAACCTGCCCATTTGAAAAGCTTTCGGCAACATTTTTAATCATCTGTTTTGTCGTAGTACCGGCACCTCTTAATTTACTTAATATCCTTGTACGTCTGAATTCGTAAGGTTTTGTAACATCGGTTTCCAGTCTGAGTGCCCTCTCCCACATTGTTAAACCCGATGTTGCCGAATTTACATTGAACTGTAAAAACAAATCGGTTTTTGAAGTCTTCAATGCTTCAGTCCAATGTTCAAACGCAACTTGAAGCTCTGTAACTTCCGGACTTTTTTTATAGTAATCAGGCAATAAGTCGATCAACCCCATTATGTACTCACCTCGACATTCCCTAAAACCGGCACTTGATTATCATCAATAGCTATATTTGAGATACCACCGTTAATTGTAAGTGAGGTATAGTCCGCTACTCCAGCAATATCAAGCAACATATAAGCTATCCGGTTATACACAAGCGTGTACTTTTCAAATGCAATACTTCTCAGATAAATATTCAGCTGCTCCAAAAATGCAGACTTTACCTTCTCAATCGTTGTAGTGCCATCTAGAATCACATGAGCTACTACATTTATACTCAATCCTTGTGCGCTTTCCACTGTTACAGTTGCCCCGATCGGCCTGTTAGCCTCTATGAAGTCAGTACAGTTTTGTACAATGGTTGAGTCTACCGGCTTATTATCATTATTGACTATTAAAATCTTCACGGTCCCGGAGCCATTCCATAATGACCTGACCTTTGCAGCCCCAACTCCATTAACTGAAAGTGCCCACTTCCTATAATGCGATTCATTTCCTGAGGTTGCAGGATTCTGTAAATAATCATAATAGCGTTTGACGAGAGCTGCATCTGTTTCAGAATCTGTGCCTCCTGTTGCCTTATTATTTGTTACTGCGCTTATACCGCTCAGGCTTTCCAGCTGCTGCGTTATTGTTCCTGCATCAACATTATATAAATCTCCTGCTTCAGCTGCTGTCGCAGTGACTGCTGCAATTCCAGATGCTATTGTTACTGTTGTATCAGTTTCGAATTGAAGCCCATCTGTTGTCAGGAATACTTTTCTGGCGGGTATCAATGTCCCATCTGTTCCTGTAATTTTGATTATCGCCTTTGCTTTTGTTCCTGCTTTTCGGGTAATACCGTATTCAGCGCACCTTTTGTCAATATACTCTCCTGAGGTTTCATCAATAAAGGCTATGGGTACAATAGCATCAAGTGATTGATAAGCCTTCCATACCTCATAAGCAACTGTACTAACCATGTCATTTGTATAACTGCCTTCATTTACTTTTATATCTGATGAAAGTCTACTTAAAATATCACTTTTAATACTTTCAATCGTTAAGTTTTCATACATTTAATTCAGCCTCCCCATAAACTGTTTCTAAGGTGCAACTTATTTTTATAGCACCATCATTGAAAAAAACAGTTACATTTGATATGCCGGTGATATAGCGATTTACAAGCAAGCATTCCTTCACATAACGGGCAGCCTCTGACTGCTTTAATTCATCAGTAAAAGGTTGACCCACAAGAGACTCTGCTTCACAACCATAATTCCAGGTATATATCTCATATCTGAAACGTGCAGTATTCAGAGCTTTCCAGGCCCAAACAAAAACGGCTTCCTTTCCTGTTACTATGACAGGTGAGCCGTTTTGATAAATTGGTATGTTGTTTTGGAAATCCCATTTTATTTCTTTGTACAAATCCAGTTCAGAAACTGTTTCCTCCACTTGAGGTTGAATTATTGGAAAAAGTGTTGTACTCATATGCTTACCACCTTGCAAATAATTATATATCGCTGCTCCTCCTCAATCGGAGCCAGAAGTAATTTGTCACCAACTTCGAACCTATTTATAAGGCTGTTTTTCAGAACGGATTTTTCATCCTGTATAGTTCCTGCAACATCAAGTATTACAGGATCTTCTGAAATAATTGTCCCTATCCGGAATGTCGCAGTCATCTGTGCCATATTATCCTGACGAATAACCTTAACTATCTTTGAAAACGGATTATCTTCCATGCTTTAACCTCCTGACTTTCACATATACTCACATTTCTCTTCAGGTTATGTTTTACTTCCGTCCTTATTCGGAAGAGTTCCCACTTCCTGCTCGTCCATGATATTTTTAAAATTAACAACCAGCTTATTATAATACTGGCCCCTCTTCCAGGTGTGGATATCGTTGTCAATGTAAAACTGCCCGTATACTCCCGTGTACGGTTCCCTGACTACAACCGTCCCTCCTGTAATGTTTGCTATATTACCCAAACTCTCAATAGTAATTTTTTGGCTTGCTCCGTTGTCAGCAATAAGTGTTTTGGCTTTTTCAATCCCCTTTTCACCTTTCGATTGTTTAAGGTAGCTCTGCAACACTCCATACAGCTTTATTGCTGCAGTATCCTTTTGTGTAGCTACCAGCTTGTCGTCTTCATTATATATAACCACCTGGTTTATCATGTTGGCTATACTTTCAGTTGTAGATGCCGACATAAGATTACTGCCGCCTTCGATAACCAGCGTTTCATTTGTAACAGCTTTTTCAATAACATTCAGCTTTGCACCGTTAAAGCGTAGCATGTATTTTTTGCCGGTTGCTTCTGAAGCTAATGTATACGCTGTCTGTATAATATTATACAGGCTTACTCCAATAAAATTACGTTCTATAATTATATTCGGTGAAGCGATAGAGCCTGTTTCAATACCAAAGTCGGAACATATCCTCTTCGTTATAGTTTCGGGTGTCATTCCAGGAAATCTATACGAGGCTTCATTACGTTTAAGATAAAATCCCCTGTCATAACAGGTTATACTTATGGCACTACTCCCGCTGGTCTTCTGCCGTTCAAATATAAAACCATCGAACAATACCCGGTTATCCTGCATCAAAATGGCACCGTAGCCAAGTTCACATTTCACCTTAGGTACCCTTTTATCAGTTTGTGATGACACCAGTTCAAATTCAAGCGTTCTGGAACACTGCTGGTAATCGCCCGACCATGTAATTGTCTGTACCAGCTCTGTTATATCTAAAGTCCCGGTGCTGTTGGAAATATAAAGCTTAATCATACACCCACTCCTTTAAAGCAAATTCTTGTCAGGCAGTTTCAATGTCTTACCGGCTATAATAAGATGCGGATTTTTTATTCCATTAGCCAAGGCCAGTTTTTGGTAAAGTGCCGCATTGCCGTAATGTTTTCTGCAAATTGCACTTAGAGTATCACCCTGCTTTATAATGTAGCTTTTAGCTGTCGGAGCGGACTTTTCTGTACTTCGGCTGTTGTTTCCGGTGTTGTTTTTCTGAACAGTTGATAATTCTCTGTAGTTACGCATTGTTATGGTGGCATATACATCACCTGTACCATCTTTTTCACTATATGTAATGTCAGTGATCAGGACTGGAGCGTTAACAATTGTATCTGAGACTATGTATCTCAAAATAGTGTGTTTATCACACCAATCCTCAAACATCTTTACATATACATATGGATTAAATTCGGCTGTGGGCTGACAAAAAGAATACTCCTGAGCAGGAAACATACAATCTACTTTGAATGTGGATGCCAGGTTATACCCTGCAATGGCAATATCACCTTTAGAGTGAATATTTATTGTCTCCACGTTAATTCCGTGAGATATTTCAAAACTTGAGGGTGTTACAGGCAGTATATGCTCTATATTCTTTTCAGTCTCTTTGAAAATAAATCTCATTTATTTATCACTTCCTTTTATTATAAAAAAAGCATCCTCAACGGATGCCTTTTCATGAAAAATTTTTTACTGATAGCTCATACAATCAATATGCCAACTCATATGCTTTGTTCATCTGCCGAACAAGTTCTGCTGCAATTCTTTGTACATCAGCCTCTTCCCGGATTGTAAACGAATTACCGGTTATTATAGGAGCACTGCTCTGTCCATACACCCGGTTTTGACTTGCTGTAAGCACCCTCTCACCTTCATGCAATATGGCAGGAAAATTGTCATAGGGTACATAGCTTAAGCCGTAGGCATGTTTCTTCGACCCATCCAAAACAGGTATAATTGCCCCATTATTTCTGTTTGTAAATTCTCCCTTAAAAGCTGAGGGAAAATTGTCAAAGAGTTTATTACCACTGCCATAAGCGTTATACTTGCTATTTGGATTTTGTTCTTTTCCTATTGTGCTAAAGTCCTTATTAAGATAGCTATTGATGTCATATTGTTTTGAAATTCTTGAGATAGTTTTTTGTAAATTATCGGTAAAGCTTCCTGGTAAAGATTCCAGTCCATGTGAGAACTGTATACCCATTTGATATCCCGCGTCCCAATATGCTTTCTTTAATCCGGCATCATTTTTTATGTTTTGAGCCAGGGCTAGGTTTGTTTCAAGTGCGGCATGTCCTTCCTTGGCGTTATACTCATTTTGAGCAATAGCTTGTGATTCAGCAAACAATGCCCCCTTTATTTCGCCCTCACCTTTTCCGCCCGGTATATACTGCTTATATTCCTTGTGCATTTGGGTCAGTCTGGCCTTGACTTTATCATCTCCGAATTTGGAAATGTAGTCGCCTCCGTACATTACAGCATTCATCGCGTCTCTTTGGTACTCCTCGGACTTATTTTCGAGAGATGCCTTATACATTCCTATTTGCTTATAGGCTTCCTGCATCTTGGCACCGCTCTCACCACTCAAAAATCCAAGTTCCTTCTCAAGTCCATTTTTACGTTCTTCTGTATACCCTTCACCCATAGCCTCGTTTATTTCGTTTTTAGCCTCTTCAACATTGCTGACAAGTTCAGAATATGTATTGCCATATTTTCCAATGCCTCCGCTAAAATCCTTACCCAGATTTTCGGCAATGGCTTGGGCGACTTTTTCACCAGGTATTAATCCATTGTATACCATTTCTTGGACTTGTTTTGCGGTTTTTTCAGAAGCCCATGAAGCCCTAGATAAATATTCCCAAACGTTAATTCCATTCTTCAATAACGGATCAAGATCCTCCTGTGTTACTTTACCTTTACTTTTTATACTGCCCAGCGAGGTTGCTAACAAAGTCATGTTTTCAGAAGACATTCCCCGTGTAGAACCGAGATAACCTACGTTTTCGAGTAAGGTCAGTATTCCATCCTTCTTATTTCCCTGTTTTAGAAGGGTTTTACTTATATTCGTCAAATCATCATATTTAAAGGGTGATTTTATTGCAAGCTCTGATACTTGTTTCAAGTAATCGCTTGCATTTTTATCTCCACCCAGTAACGTGGAAAATGCAACTTTATCTGTTTCCCTTGAAGCCGCTATAGCTATTCCGCTCTTAAGGTCATTACTTTGTCCCTCTTGAACCCTATAATACTGGTCTTTATAATATTGTTTAAAGGCGTCATCTTTTTTTTCAAAATTTTTAGTTGCACCGGATATGGCACCTGTCAATCCTCCCACAGCTGCACCAACAGCTATACCTATTGGTCCGGCGACTGCACCTGTATCAGCCCCTGCTAATGTAGCTGCAGCAACACTGGAGAACATAGTGCCAGCTTCAGAACCATATGCGCTGTTAACAAAAGTTCCAGCCGCACCGATAAGTGCTCCGCCTGCCTGCTGAGTCAGCCCGGAAGCCAATTTACCGAGCGTCTCACTTTTACCTTTTCCAGCTTTGTTGTCTGCCTTACTGGTTGTCTGTTCCAGGCTCCTTATATCTTTTTCAGCCTGCCGGGCATTCTTTGATACTAAATCCAGGTTTCTTCTGGCATTATCATATTTCGCATTTGCCATCTCCAGTTTGAGTTTGTCTGCTGCTGCTCCAGTTGCCTGAAATTGCTTTTCAGCTTCCTTCAACGCCCCTTTTGCCTTACTGACATCAAAGTTTAAGGTATGTTTCTTTTTACTAATTGCATCAAGTTTTGAGGTAAGCTCTGCTAAATCCTTAGTAAAAACCTGATTTGCGTTTCGCATTGTTGATATAACCTGCGAATAATTATCCTTCACTGTGATTGCAATGCTTATATCTCTGCCCAATTACCTCACCTGCCTCTTCATGTTATCAATTGTGTATTCAAAAAAGGCTCTTATTACAACCTTATCGCCTTCAGGCAGGTTGTAATAAGAACCCGGCATTATGTTATGCTTATTGAATAAATAGTACATCAACTGTGTTTCAGGATCATTCTCTATTTTTTTTTAATCTCTTCAATTGTGTCAGAGCGGTAGCCGGACAATCTTTCTATGGCTCTTGATATGTCGGTGATTTCTCCCGGTAACAGCATTTTCTTAATCATCTCGGCTGGAGTCGGAGCACTGTATCTCGCCATCAGTTCTGATGATTTTAAATTGGGTTCAACAATACCGGCAAGTAAGATATGTACCTCCATATCATCCTTCTGCGCTCTGGATATGTCTGCAGCAGTGTTGTATGGAAGTGCCTGCAATTTAAAAACCACCGGAGCACCGCATAAGCCGCTCAATCTTTTTACCTTGTATTCCTTCTGCGGAAGGTTGGGCATATCCATTTTTAATAAAAGATCAAGTGTATTATTCATTTTTAGCCTCCACTTGTTGCATTAATTGATATTCTGTAAAGGTAAAGGGTGCCTCTACTGTTCCATTCTTAGCAACCTCCCAGTCTGCAAGTGTCAGATCATCAAAAGAAACATTCCGTAATACAATACGCTCTGCACCGAACGCATCAGGATCATCCAATTTTGATATAACTGTGAATCTTTTATCTTTTCCGTCCCTTATGCTTTCCCCGATTGCCATGGCCATTCTGCTGTTAACTTTGTATAGCTTCAATGAGCCGGTGCAGGATATTGAAGTAACTTTTTTATCCTTGGCCATTTGTCTGCAGATACTTACATCCTCTTTATCGAATGATACTTTTGCCTGTAAACCAAAACATTCGGATACATAGGTACCATCCATCCAAACTTCACCCCAGGTGCCGGACATTATTCTATTAGCTTGCATTTTACATACCTCCTTATATTGTTATATTGAGGTCTATATCCTCAATAGCATCAAGAATTGTTATTTTTGCTTTCAAGAATACCTGATCAGCCGTAGCTGCCATTCTTATCTGCTGTTCTGTCATTTTGGAAGTATCAGTTCCTATGCTTTGCAGATATTGTTCCTGGGCATCCACATCAATATCAACGATACTTGTGCCCTTTTCCAGTATTCCACTATTTTCAAGTCCTGTGAAATAGCCTTTAATAGCTGTTATCAGCAGGCACTTGTTATCAAAGCTGTTTGAATACTTACCGATATAGCTATCCTCGGCAGTCTTTTTGATATCATTCCTTATCATATCCACCGCTTCGACAATCTTTATTTTCTTGAAAGCTACTCCCTTGCTTTCAGTAGTTGTTTGCAGTGAATTAACGCCACGCCCGACCTTAATTTTTTCACCATCATAGAAGACAACAAATTTACCTGCCTCTATGGCAGTATCGATTTCCTCTTTTGAGAGTCTATCTACCATACTTACTTCACTCAATGGCGCATAGGTGCATGAAATTGTCATAGGCGTTCCGGCAATTAGCCCTGCAATTCGTGAACAATACTGAGCAGTTGTATAGGTAGTACCATCTGCAACAATACCGCTTGTGGTGAAGTTAATTACACCCTCGGTGTCAGCAACTGCATTTGGTAATACTGCTTTAGACATAGCTCCTTCTGCCCTCTGAGATTTTATCCAGGATGATATCTCTGTAGCTTCTGTAGAATCACAGTCAGCTGGACCCACAAGATAATCAAACTGAGCATTTTCAAAATATTGCAGTGCCTTTGATAAATCTGTTTCAGTGTCAGCCAGAACATATACAATTACTTTTTTAGGAGGATTTACATATCCCCAAAAAGCCCTTTCAACATACTTCTGATTGTTTGTTCCCAGTGTTCCCAGCAGCGTTTTTATTTGTATGGCTTTTGTCAGAGCATGCGCTCCACTGCCATTGGCATCTTTCAGAATTATTGCTACAATCCCTTTCTGTGAACGTTCAATTGCGGTTGCAGCAGCAGTACTAAAACTAATATTAATATTTGGTAATCCCATATTAACCTCCTCAAAAATTCGTTTTTACTGACGCCATTAATGGATTTGTATCCACTGCATCAGTTCGATCATCAAAAAATTCAAATTGTAAATCTACATATGCCCTATCAGCATCAAAGCCACCCGTGCTGCTCTGAACCTTTATGGCCCTGTCACCTACGTTTACATATCCACCGGAAAATAGCTGTACGACACTTTCCTGTATATTTGAAAGTGAATCCTCCTCAGAAGTGTAATATTCCTCTGTATTTACGAAACAGCTTATTCTGAAATACACAGTTTTTTCAACTGTCCAACGGCTTGTATCCCTTCGGCTTGTTTTTACATATTCCAATAAAAATGAAGGCCTTTGAAAATCAATCGGGCACTTTTGGAGATATACTGTATATTCTGGATTTGCAGCTACTAAAATGATATTAATAGCTGACATAATATCACTTGGTATTATCATCAGTTATCCCTCCAGTTTTTTTCTTATATCTTCGGCAAACTGTTCTACCTCTGCTATTGCTTTGGCTTCCAGAGCAGTACTTGCTTCCTGATACAAATTACTTTCATCTGCATATAGCCTATCTGTTGGTGTGCCATATGTTTTTGAATCCTCGGTCGGTTCTCGGATCCTATGTCCACTATCAACATAATTTGATATTGCTTCAGTGCTGTCATTAGAACCTAACACGCTAATTTTTGATTCAGTCGCTTCCTGAGCTATTTTTGATATCCTTTCGTCCAGTTTCCTTCGTGCTTCTGGTAGTTCATTGAGTAATTTATTAAGGTCGGAATCAAACTTATTAAATTTATCTAACTGTACACTTGGCATCAAGCGTCCCTCCTGGTGATTATTTCACTTTTGTCTTTTAATAGACATCGTTATTCCTATTCAGAAAATGAGCAGCAAAAAGGAGAGTATGTTTCAACTCTCCTGAACACGCTATTTATACGCTGCTTTCGTGTGTTTGTTAATGTAGTTCCCTGAATATATAATTTTCGATAATACAAGTATATAGCATTTGATGTGCTAATGGGTGCTAATCCTTTTTGCTTTTCATAAATTTGTCATGCAACTATCATACTTATACAATCACAACCAATTCGGTATTTATACTATTTCATTTTCTTCATTTCATGAGCAGCAAAAAGGAGAGTATATTTCAACTCTCCTCAACACGCTATTTACACGCTGCTTTCGTGTGTTTCTTAATACAGTTCCTTGAATATATATTTTTCGATAATATAATTATATAGCCTTTGATGTGCTAATGGGTGCTAATCCTTTATACTTTTCATAAATTTATCATGCTTAAATCTGATTGAGGATGTCCCATAGTTCATGCATTGCCCTATCTGCTCCCATGTAAGGCCATCAATATATTTATATGTAAGTATCTGCCTTATTTCACTGTCATCAATACTTTGAATAAAATCTATGGCCCTGTCAATCTTACAATATAGCTCATGGTATTTATCACTGATCTTCTTTCCGATTGCATCTCTCTTCCTAATGCATTCTTCCGACATATGTTCTGTACCAATCAAGGTAAAGGATCGGGGCAAGTATGGAAACTGTGACATACTTCCCCGGACTTTATCGGTAACAATTGTTTCATTATCTCCGTAGTTTAATTCCTTGAGCTTTACTCTAAGCTGTTCTACTTCTTTTTTAAGCTTAATAATTTCATTCAGCTGTTCTTTAGTCATAGGTACCTCTCTCCTTAATTAAAAATTTCATGGTTGGACTTTAAATGGTCAATCATTTTTTCATATAAAAAACTGTTTATTTTCAAGCTAAAATGTTGACAATTATTAGACTATAGTCTATAATAAAGACATACTCTATCTATGCATAACAAATAAACTCGTTTTAGAACGTCAATTTAATTTGTTAATTTAGGTATATTTTTCAGGTCGATTTATTTAGCTATAGTAACATTATATAGGCTGTAGTCTAATAAGTCAATATTATTTTTGTGTTTTTAGATTGGAGTCTATATATGAACTTGTTTGATAGGATTAAATTGCTATGTGAAGAAAAAGATGTTTCAATAGCCAGGCTTGAGCTGGAAACAGGTCTAGCCAATGGAAGTATTAGAAAGTGGTCTAATACTATTCCATCCGGTGATAGGTTAGCAAAGGTAGCTGATTATTTTAATGTCACTACAGATTATCTATTAGGACGGGATATACCGGCCACAGTTGCCGCTCACCGAACAGACGGATATGGTGATGATCTCCCGCCGGAGGCCCAGGAAGAATTGAAAAATTACATTGACTATCTTAAGGTTAAATATAAGAAGAAGGACAATAAATGATTAAAACCCTTGATAAGAAAGAAACCCTACTTAATGAATGTAAAGAGCTTGGAATAAATGTAGTTTCCAATCCCCTTCCTCAAAATGTAAAGGGTCTTTACTACTCTGACAGCGAAACTGAACCGGTTATTACACTGAATCCAAGTATTGATACTGAATCAGAACTCTGCTGCGTAATTGCTGAGGAACTTGGGCATTATCATACCTCATGTGGAGATTTGCTGTCCCAAGATACTAATAAAACCGTTATAGACCAGCAAGAATGCAGAGCAAGGCGATGGGCATTTGAAAAGCTCATTCCACTGGACAAATTTATTGAAGCTTATACTATTAGTATCAAGAACAGGTATGAGCTATCACAATTTCTAGATGTAACAGAAGAATTCCTGGATGAATGCATCAATTATTATACAAGTAAGTATGGAACATATAAGATTATAGGTAAATACATAATTTATTTTGAACCACTCGGTATATTTAGGATGTTTGAATAGAATGTATGTATGTATGGCTGGACACCATTTCGGACACCACTCTGGACACCATTTTTTAACAAATAGGCTTTTCAGGCAATTTATACAAACTGATAAAAATATAAAGGGCTTATTTTTATATGGCTAGGCGTATTCTTAAAATTAAGAAATAAATTCCTAAACCGCAGGTCGCACGTTCGAATCGTGTCGAGCGTACCATATCTCAGTGGACTTTATTCCACTCAAAAATCCCTACTGCTTTGCGGTTGGAGAGTAATTTTAACAGTAAAAAATTAGCTCCCCTGGCTTCATGTCAGAGGAGCATTCTTTATGTTGTTGAAATTACTTAACCATAGTATCAACTTGTACTTTATAATTTTTAACTCCCTTAAGGCTATTAGTTCCCATAGCAGTAAATGTCATTGTATCTCCTGCTGCAATATCATTAATTGCACCCGCTGCAGTTCCGATTAACTTCTCATTTGCATCATACAATCCTATAACAATTGTAAATGAATGTGCTGAAGTATCAGTATTTTTTGCTTGGCCTTCTACAAAAGGTAAGCCCTTGTTATCCTTAAGAACTATATTGGAAAATTCGATAGGTACCGTTTTATTTTTCGAACTTGATAACATATCATCTACTTGCACCTTATAACTGTCTGCTTTTGAATAATCATCAACAGCTAAAGCAGTAAATACTTTCGTTTCTCCCCCATTTAATTCACTTACAGCGCCTACTGCTGATCCTAAAAGCTCTTTATTTTTATCATAAAAACTTACTTTGAGTGTGAAGGTATGTAATTTAGAATCTGTATTATTTGCTTCTCCGATAACCGTGGTAAATCCCATTTCATTAAAAATAAATATATTTTTAAACTCTATCTTTGTTTTAGGATTAATTGATTCAATTACAGATGATTTTTCTGCTGTACTGCTTTCTGCTGCAGTAGATGCAATGTTTGAGCCTGCTGCCGTTGATGTATCTATTGGTGCATTTACTTTTTTTGTGTCCTTACCAACCTGGCCACCCACTGCCGCAAGTATAACTACAACAACAATAGTCCAAAACCACCATCGTTTAAAAATTGACTTTTTAACTTTTTCCATTAGCATTACCTCCTATTTTAAATATCAACAATTTACCACAATATCCATCGCAATACAATATTAGTCCTGCTATTATTCCACTATATGACATAATGTTTAAATCTGTAAAGAAATGGTTCCTCGTACTATATTAGCATCACTATTTATTGTAAAATATGGTAATATGCTATACAATCTTAGTATCGGAAAAGTACGATTTTAAAGCCGTAATAACTTCAAACTCACCAATATACTTAGG